AGCATTTTTAAAAACGTTAACTCCTTTAATAATTGTACCTAATCCAAAGTTGCCGCTGTTAATATCACCTAGTATACTTCCAATGCCACCTAATACTCCACCGTCACCAAACAAACTGTTTACTCCACCGCCGCCTACACCTAACGGACTTGGCGATTTATCATAGTGAGTAGTAGCAAATGTTGCAGGACTGTCTTCGCCAACTGCACCTCTATCATACAATACATTTTCGTATACAAGAGTCATAGCATTTTCAGCAATGCCAGTTGTCTCGCTTTGATTCATAGTATCATGACCCCATTGTGAAATCATAGGATTTACTAATGTATATTCTGTATATTCGTGTCTAGCAAATTGATACAATTTTATATCTTTAAAGAACGGAAAACGTCTACTATTATCTAACCCGTATCTTAATCCGTTTGTTACTTCTTGGTACGTGCCTCTTGGATGATAACTGTCTTCAATTGTTGTTATATTTGAATCGTTAAAGTAATATCGATAGTACGCTTCCATCAGCATAGTAGTCAACCCAAGATTGTCGTCGTGCATTCTTAGTTGTATAGGTTGATAGTCTACTCTTGTTTGTACATTCTTTTTTCGATTATATTGATTTTTTGTAGAAACTTCTGCGGTATACTGCGGTAAGTCAACTTGTTTAACTAACATGTTTAACTCAGCTGTATGATTGTTTGACAGTTTAGGAAATTGTTGTAATACAAGAGGGTTAAAAGTAAAATTTACAAAATAAAGAAATTTTACTTTAGGTGCTAGTCTAAATGCATCGTCTACATAAAGTCTTTGAGCATGCTGGAAGTCACCAACATTGCCTCTAGGGTTAAGTGCTGCATTAAAAAAGTTATCTAAAAATCCATTAAGTTTCATAAAAGTATTTATCTTATATAGTTAAGTACATACATAATAAAAAAGGGAGCATAAAGCTCCCTTAAATATCGGCAATCTATTTTAGATTAAATTAAGTTGCGCCACCGCCGCCTGTTACTAGAGTATTAACTGTACGCCCAATTGCTGTACCAACTCCTGTACCTTGTGGTGACTGAATAGCATTATCATAACGTATGTTTAACGAAATTGTAACAGCATCGTTAGTTGCATAGTTTAGTGTATTATAGTTTGCACTTTGTAGCATACAACCGTATAATTCCCAAGTTTCTAATACACCTACTTCATTTGCTCCGTTACCACCGTCTAAGATTTCAATACGTGATGTAAATTTGTAATCAATACCAGATGCTGCACTTGACTGTTCGAAAAAGTCGAATTGCTTCTGTAGCTGTTCGCCAACTAGTTTTGTTACGTTACCGTTTACGTCATCTCTAACGTTTAATGTGATTGGTTCCCAAGTATGCTTACCTGCTAGATAGCTTCTTGAGTTGTAAACATCTAAAGTAATTTCTTCAAACGTTACATTCGGTCTTGATACATCAACTACTTGTTTTGTAATTTCTGTTGTGTCAGCACTTACACCAAAGTTTTCTAGCGAAACTCTAAAGCGATATTGCAATTTAGGCATTAGTAAGCCTTGGTTATTTGCACTTTGATCGCTTGCTAGTGGTACTGTGATTTTTGATAATGTTGAGATTGCCATTTATATTTTCTCCTGTTACAAGTATTTAGCAAATTTAAGCCCCATATTTCAGGGGCTTATTTTTTTAGCCTAGCCCTGCAATTTCTCCTGTATTTTTCAAACGTAGTGGAATGTAAATAAATTCTACTGCTTTGACTGGTTCAATTGCAATGTCTAGATAAAGTTCATTACGATCAATTCTAGACGGTGTATTGTTTGACTCGTCACACACAACTAGGTAGTCGTATAATGCTCTTTGTCCAACTAGCTCTAAACACAAACTTTCTGCTGCATTCTTAATTTGATCACGTGTGATCTTATCATTTGGTTCAAACAAGTAAGGCTTAGCTAGTTTGTTTAGCTGTGAGCGCATGTAGATAACCAAACGTGCTACGTTGATTCTGTCTAGCGCACTTGCATTTCTTGCACGAGTCTTTTGACCAAATACAACTAATCCACTGCCGTTTAAGAATGTAATTGGGTTAACTGCATTTGAATAAAGCGTATCACGCTGTCCTTCGTTTAATGCAACACTTACAAATTCGCCTTCATTACTAATGTAACCTGTTGCAGTTGCATTAGTTACTCCGCCACGTCTTGTACCTGCTGGTGCAAACCATGGATAGCTAACTTGATCGCTTAGTGCAATAGTACGTAGTGCCATATGACTTGCAGGAACAACAACATTGTTACCTACGTTATCACTTGTAAAGCCTGCTGGGTAGTAAACACCCATGTACTCATCAAAGCTAACTAAACCATCGTCGTTATCTTCAACTGCTTTGCGAATGTTTTGTCCCCACTCATTAAGTGAAGTAGCATCTGGTGTTAGTCTCATTGGACTGTCACCTACGATAAATGCACTTAGTCCACGATCGTAGTTTAGGCTTACCATTTCACCAATTAGTTCTGGATAACCTGGTGTTGCCATTACATTAAAGATACGTGATTCGTCATCTCTAATATCATCATTACTGTTTAACATTCCTTGTAATGCTTTAACTACTACACTACGCTGTGCTTTACGTCCAAAGCTTCCTGCGCCATCTGCTTGGTTAGGAGACTCTGTAACCCAACGGTGTGGGTAGTATGCTGACATACTTACGTCACCTGCACGACCATTTTCACCTGTTAAGTCAATGTAATCACGCTCAAAACGCTTAACGTTAAATCCGCTTCTGCGTAAGTTCCATAGCAACATACCTTTTGGATATAGTGCTGGGTCTGGAGCATCTGGATCTAAGTAATCGCTTGAAAGTAGATCTACAATTGTACCTACTGGAGCAACTGTAGCTGTACCGCCTGATGTACCATAACGTGCATCTGCAAACAGTACACCATCTTCAGTAGTTTGGTCACCTGAGTCAACTAATACCCAACTTGCGTTTGAATAACGATATACAGTTGGATAATTTTCAAGGTTACTTGTGTCAATCCATAAATCGTTATCTTGTAAGTTAGTTGCGCCATCTGATTGTCTAGTTGGTTCTGTTGCACTTACTAATGGACCATTAGCATCTGTACTTGGATACAATGTCTTATAGCCTACCCATGTAGTACCGTTGTGTACCAACATGTCAACTTCGTCAACAACTGAACTGTACCACAATGCGCCGTCAGCTGCTAATGCTGCTGGTGCTGTGCCACTTGCTGTAAATGTAGATTTTTTCCAGTTACTTGCAGTTAATACACTAGTTTCGTCTGTGTATAAGTGTGCTGTTGTACTTGGGCTGTTTGCAACAAATTCGCTAAATCCAGCATCGGACATAGTAGAATTTGTATCAGCTGTAAATCTAATTTCACCGCCTTGTGCATGTGAAATTACAATTCTATTTTGTGAATCAACTACAGCACTTACATTTTCAAATCCTGCGCCGTTAATTGCACCTGCAAATAGTTCAGTATCGGATACAGAACCTGTACCACTAAATGATACTGCAATGCCTGTATTAAATGCAGTTGCTCCTGCATCTGATTCTGAAATTGTTACACTGTATACTGTGCCGTTTCCAAATGATCCTGCAATTCTTGGTTGCCCAGTAATTGATGTTGCACCATTTTTAGAACGTGTATAAATTCGGAAGCTTGCTAGTGGCTCACCTACTTCTGTAACATTTGTTTTTACATAAGATGTTCCTGCTGGTAGATTAAATCCGCCGCCACTTCTATCTAAGTTATATAATGCTGTAGCATGATCTGAATGTAAAGATGCATTAACATCGTCAAATAATTCTGTTTCATCATTCCATACTTTAAATCTCCAACGTGCGCCTAAATTTGGTTCAGTAGTTTTAACCCATACACTGCCTGTTGGACGATTTTCTTCTGCTGTCTTAAATAGCGGAACAGATGTGTGCTTGCTAATTTGTAGTTCTGGTGATCTATATGCTCCAGCTGTAATACCAAGTATTGCGCCTAAACCAGCACTGTCTGCTACGTTAGCTACTTCGTCACTTGAACCGTCATTAAAAATAGCAATCTTGTTATCAACAACTTGTAAACTAATTCCTGTACCAGCTAGTGCAGTATTACCACCTGTTACAATATCACCAAGTGTATCTGCTTCTGCAATTGTAACAACTGCTCCGCTTCCTGGTTGGATTGTAAGTGATGCACCATTTGAATTTGAAACACTTGGTGAACTTACTGTACCAGATACTACAGACCAACTAGCTTTCCAATTTGTAGAACCTAACTCAACCCATTGATTTGAAATTCCTAATCTTGTTGCTGTTGCTGCGTCAACTCTATAATATGCTTTTAGCAAATCAGTTGTTGCTTTAATTGCATAACTGCCTACTGCGCCTTCGCTTTGCTTAGGAAATCCGTTTCCGTCAATTCTTGAAGCTTCGGTAATTACAATAGGTTGTTGTACACTAAATGACTGTCCGCCTGTTGTTCCTGCTGCTGAGCCGTTCCATGCAAAAATGCCATAGTTACTAGCGTCAGTGTCTAGCCAATAAGTGCCAGATACTGGATTAGCAGTTGGTTCGTCTGCTTGTGGATTAATTGCTCCCAAGTCAACATCGGCTCTAGTTACATATACTCTGCTGCTTATTCCTAATATAGAATATGCTGCTTGTAAACCGTATTCGTTTAGTTCGCCGCCGTGTACTGGGTTGTTATTAGCGTCTGTATAGAACGTTGGGTCTCCGAACGTTTCTGCTAACTCTCTTTGTGATGTAAGCAAGTATGGTTTACCTGCGTTTGCTGCCAGTGTTCCTGGTGCTGTGCCTGTGCCGCTGCCGTTAATTTTATTACTTGCAGAAGCTACAAAAATCATTGGTACAGTGCCTGGTTCGGCCGGCGTGTAAAAACTTTCATCAATTACACTAACCTGTACTCCTGGTGATACTAAAGCCATTTGTGTTCTCCTATATGGGTTGTTGTTAGTAGTATTTAGCGTATACTAAACAAAACCCCTTGATAAACACCCCGAAAAAGGGACCGAAAAGGGCAGCTAAATATGAGTATGCGTCCATTATGTAAAAAATGTAAGAAAAAACCTTCTGCGATCAACTATCACAAAGATAATAGAACATTCTACCGAAGTATGTGCGAAAGTTGTTGCCGTACAGGCGGAGGAGCCAAAGGTATTCCTCGATGGCAAGAGAATGGTTATATTAAAAAGTCTAAATGTGAGAAATGCGGATTCAGTAGTAGAAACGAAAAACAGTTTGATGTTTATCACATAGACGGCAGATTAGATAATTGTCGTCCTAGTAATTTAAAAACTATTTGTGCTAACTGTCAAAGAGTCCTACAGGATGAGGAAGTCCGTTGGCGTCAAGGTGACCTAATCCCCGATCTTTAAATTCTATATGATCTATTAGGCTACACACATTAAATTCTAATTCATCAATATCGCCATTGTTGTCAATAGTATAGTCCGACATCCATTGTTCTAAACTCATACTATCTTTTGATTCAGGAGGTAGATGATCTGATCTGTCAACCCAAATACAGTAGTCAAACACACCTGTGTTTTGCATTGCAAAGAATTCACGCTTATTACGTAGTCCACAATATATGTCAAACTCGTTAAACATTGCTCGTCCTAACCGAGCAGCATCGCCCTTATTATAATCACAAATAGCATTATACCACTCTGCTCGGTGATTATGCCTATCTGCATAGCATTCTTCTTCGGTAGTATAATTGTACTTGTCTTTTAAATCATTATAGATAAAAAGTTTAGAGCAGAATTGACTGCTTGATTCAAATGTGTATCCAAATTTATCACGTAAAATTTCGCATACAGTATCTTTGCCGTGGCGGCCGTGTCCAATAACTAATAGTTTAGGTAACATGCATATATCTCCAATGTCTTTACAGTATATGCTATTTTTAGTTATTTGTCAAGTATTTTTTTATCCAATTAAGAAACCGTAGCCAGTTCCGCCCGGTACTGCTTGACTAACTTCTAGTTCTAACTTATCCATCTCTTGCTGAGCTTCAGCTTTTAGTGAATCACCATTAAGACTTGTACCGCCTTGTGGTCCTGCAATAGTAGCAAACTTTGAACGTGCTTCGCCTAGCATATATTTACAACCTGCTAGTGTATAATCTTTAATCCATTGTTTCGCAAGATAGTCGTTTAGTAATTCTGAATCAGGACGATAGTTGTAAGCGTATAATAATACATTTTCGTTTGCTCTTGGACGCTGTAATATAGTTAATTTTTTAGTAGTGTTATTCCAAGTAAACTCTATAAATGCGCCGAACATACGTCCTACTAATTCTTGATACCCTGCAAACATTTCATACGTAGCAAGCCCGCCCATTTGACTTGATCCACTTAAAAGGTATGTGTTTGTATAAGCAAGGTTAAACGGTTCGTGTAAACTTCCGCCGTCTCCACCGCCTGTACGTGAACCAATACTTCTACGATAGACTTTACGGATTTCCATCACTTCACTTGGTAATATATAATCGTTTTGATCTTCAACTAAATCTAGAAATAAGTAACTTTCTTCTACACTTGCATCACTGCGTTGTCTAAAACGTGTAAGTGCCTTGGTCAATGCTGTGTCATAGTGGATAGGATCAAGTTCAACATCGACCATTCCTCCGCCTAAGAATGCATTAACGTAATCAAATATTTCTTGTTTTTGTGTTTGTAAATTTGCCATGTGATGTTCTCCGTATAGTATTTATCGTAGTTGCTATCGTTACGATAAATATGTATATGCCAAGATTAAGTTTATATAAACCCCAAAGGGGAAATGATTACAAGTTTATGGACAATAGAGTCTATGAAATGTTTACCATCGGCGGTACTGATGTGAATATACACAAGTACATAGGTACTGATGACGGTGAATCTGTAAAAGATCACACCCAAATACAAGACATACTTTTCTTAGAAAATAGAGACCGAAAATACGATCCAGACATATACACAATACGTTGTGTCTATAATGTACAGGATATTGATTTTGATTTAAGTCAATTTGGGTTATTTTTAAGTAATGATACACTGTTTATGACTATTCATATTACAAGAAGTGTTGCTGCTCTTGGAAGAAAAATTATGAGCGGCGATGTTATTGAATTGCCGCACTTACTAGACGAACATGCCGAAAATGATTTTGCTACAAGTTTGAAAAGATACTATGTAGTAGAAGATGTTAATCGTGCAGCAGAAGGGTTTTCTCCTACATGGTATCCTCACTTATATAGACTTAAATTAAAACAGTTAGTTGACTCGCAAGAATTTGCAGATGTGTTAGTACGTCCTGAAGATGATGATATTTTTATAGGTGATTACGATAGTAGCATAACATACGAAATTGGGCAAGTTGTAAAATATAAAGGAAAATTGTATAAAGCAACGGCTCAAACTATTGGTAATACTCCTACTGATGTTTTTAATTGGGGCGAATATACTGAGAATACTTTGAGAGATCTTTTAAGTACATACGAAAATGAAATGCAAATAAACAATGCTGTACTTTCAGAAGCAGAAGCAGACGCTCCGGAAAGCGGATTTGATATTTCTCATTATTATACTCTTGCTGTAGACGAAAACGGAAGAACACAAGTTGATACTGTAGAAGATCCAAATGCCAGTAGGCCAGACAGATCAGGTTATGCAGGATATTTGGTGTCTGGTGATTCTCCTCCTAATGGTACAGCATTTGGTAGTGGTACTTCTTTTCCTAATATTAACGAAAAAGACGATTATTTTTTAAGGACTGATTATCTGCCTAATAGACTATTTAAATATGACGGATCTAGATGGATGAAAGTAGGTGACGATGTACGCATGACAATGACTAACGGCGTAAATCGACAAACACTTAAAGGAACATTTATCAATAATGTTAAAACAGATAATATCGGTGGCGAAGCTGTACAAGAAAGACAATCTCTTAGTAAAGCACTTAGGCCTAAGGCGGATGATGTATAATGCAATATTTTTATGATGGACAAATTAGACGCTATATTACTCAAATGGTGCGTTTATTAAGTAATTTCAATGTAAGTGATTCACATAATAATCTTACACAAATACCTGTAATGTACGGAGACTTAACTAGACAAGTAGCTAATATTATTCGAGACAATAGTGAAAATAAAATTCCTAGTGTGCCAAGAATTGCAGTATATGTAACTGGTTTAGAAATGGATCGCGAAAGAACAGGTGATAGTAGTTTTGTAAACAAAATAAGTGTTAGAGAACGGGCATATGATTCTACAAATGAAGAATATTTAAATACACAAGGTAAAAACTATACTGTTGAAAGATTGATGCCAAGTCCTTATACACTAAGATTACAAGCTGATATATGGGCAAGTAATACCGAACAAAAATTACAGATATTAGAACAAATACTTGTACTGTTTAATCCTAGCTTTGAAATACAAACAACAGACAATTATCTTGACTGGACTAGTTTAAGCGTTGTAAATTTAGATAATGTAACCTTTAGTAGTCGTAGTATTCCTGTAGGAGTCGACTCCGAAATTGATGTTGCAAACATGCAATTTAGTACTCCTATATATCTAACTCCTCCTGCAAAAGTAAAACGCCTTGGCGTGGTTACAAATATTATTACAAGTATATTCAACGAAGACACTGGAAGTATTAATTTAGGATTAACGCTAGATGGTGTTGAACCTATATTTGAATCAACAAGAACAGAAGTAGGCGAAGACGGTGAAGAAGAAAGAATTGTTGATGACGGACAATTTCCTAATGACGGGACTGGTGTTATGGATATCAGTGCAGAGTATAGATGGGCAGGTCTAACATCTAGCTCAACATATCGTAATTACGGATTAAATGTCATCGGTAGTGAAGCAGAAGTAGTATATAGAGGTACATCAGGAGAAGTTACATTTACTGAACTATTAGACACTATTCCAGGTACATATACAGCAGATGTAAGTAAAATATATCTAAAAACAGATGACTCAGATAATTATGTAATTGGCACAATTACAATAAATGCTTTAGATAATACAAAATTATCTATTAACTTTGACAACGACACATTACCTAACGATACTGTTATTACCGGGCCTACTGGAGATAGAGCTAGTATTGATTATATAATTGATCCGTTACGTTTTGATCCTAATCAAGACAAATCAGTAGGTATAAGAATATTATTACTTGGAGCCATCGGCGACGATGACAATCAAGACGGTGCAGATGCTTGGAAAAATACAGACGGTACTGACTTTGTAGCACAAGAAAATGATATTGTAGAATGGGACGGATCTAGATGGCATATAATATTTGATAGTAATGTTGACGACAGTACAACTATCTATACAAGTAATCTTACATCTGGTATACAATATAAATGGGATAATGCTAACAAATACTGGGTAAGGTCTTACGAAGGTGAGTATTATCCCGGAACATGGACATTCATATTAGATGCCTAACCTACATATTTTTCTATAACTAATTATATGAAGGACATTATTTGTAGTGGTGCATTACTATATGCACTTAACACTAAACGATTTTTATTTTTGCATCGTGCTAAAGGCAAGCACAAAGATCTTTGGGGATTAGTAGGTGGTACTAGTGAGCTCGGAGAGACTCCTTGGTCTGCATTACAACGTGAAATACAAGAAGAAATTGGCAACGTTGATGTTGTTAAAACAATACCGTTAGAAAGTTTTGTCAGTAATGATAACGCCTTCCATTTTCATACATATCTCGGAATAGTCGAACAAGAATTTTTACCTAATCTAAATGACGAACACACTGGTTATGCGTGGGTTGAATTAGGAAAGTGGCCTAAGAGCTTACACCACGGGCTACGTAATACTTTACAAAACAAAACAATACAATCTAAACTTAAAACTGTTATAGATGTAATAAACTTATTAGAGAAAAATAATGGATAATATTAAAGAAACTACTTATGGCTATGAAATATGCTGGGCAACTACTGAAAATTATTCAGGAAAAATACTTATCTTTAATAGACCGATAAAAACTGATTTAGCATTTCATAAAGAAAGACAAAAATCATGGTTTATAAATTCAGGCGATTTTAGAATTAGATGGATAGATACTGCTGACGGTAAACTCTACGAAAAACAAGTAAAAGAAGGTAGTGTATTCCATGTTGATCCGTTAACTCCTGTTAGTATTGAATCTCTCACTAGTGACGGAAGTATTGCAGAAGTAAGTACTCCAGAAAAAGATAATGACACATGCTGTGTTATACCTTCGCAGAATATTGGAGATTAATATGTTTCCAAAGTTACAAGAAAACAACAAAGTCCAAAAAGAGTTAAAAAAGTTTGATGCAGCTATTAAACAAATAAAAAATATTCACGTTAAAAACTCGGCAGCAAACTTGTTACAAGAATTAAAAAACGAATATGAAATTATTGACGGATCTTTTTTAGGAACAAACGGTCCGGTAACTCCTGGCGTAGCAAGAGAATCTGCAATGAAAACAATGGATTTGCGTAGTAAACTTAATAGTCTGTTAAAGCGACGATAGTCTTTTTACAGTAATAGATCCAACCATTGCCGGATGTAGTGTACATTGATATGCAAATGTACCACTAGTACTTTCCGGTATACTCCATATTAATGTTCCGCCATCTTGTGCTTGTGCGCTTGTATCTGCACTAGGAGTACCATCTTCTGCAATGTGTAATAAATTAGTAGTAATCGGAGTCAAAGTGCCGTCTAGGATTTCAAACGGATGTCCGCCTACATTAAGTTTAAAACTGATTTGCATTCCGCTGATAACAAAAATTGATGGATTGCTTCCAGTGTATAAAGGATTAAATGTATAAGCAGTTGCACCAATATTATCTACTTCAAAATGCATTCCGCTTCGTACAACAAATTCGTCAATAGTTGCTAAGTTGGCAGTTTGTGCATCTCCTAACTGATCAAAATCAGTTACACCAGATGCTCCATTGTAACTTACAGTAATCGTATCACCAGATACTGCTGTTGTAATACCAGCACCGCCAGCAACTGTTAATGTATCAGTTGCTGAATTTGCAGTTGTTGACCCAGTGTCACCGGATACTGTTTCAAATAAATTTTGTGTTGCTCCGCCAGCAGACACAGTCCTAAAAGTAAAGTTTCCAAACCCATCTGTGCCAAGTACTTGATTGTTTGATCCATCAGCAATACCTAAGTCAGTTAAGTCAGCAGGTATAATACTGCCTGTATCTGTAAGATCTCCTAGGTCAGTAGGTATAGTAGGCGTACTAGATAAATCAGTATAAAGCCCGCTTGTTGCTACTGTTGCAAATCCTGCTTCTACTGGTGTTTGGTTTATCCATGAACTAGATGCGTTATCATATGCTAGGAGATCATTGTCTCCTACTGATGTAATTGCTATATCAGTAATATTATCTATTGCTACACTTACCAAAGCACCAATTCCTGCTGCTGTAGGCGGAGTGTATCTAAAAACACCTGTTGTGTTGTCGTATCCAATAGCGCCGTTACCACTAGCTGTAAGTTCATTGCCTACACTAAAGTCCGTTAATGTAGCAATGGCTGGAGTGTTACTAAAGTTATTGTAATCTAAAAAGTATGTACTATCAAAGCCGTCAAGTGTATCAGCGTCAGTACCGCCGCCTCCAGATGTAGCGTCTGCTCCAGGTGCCCAATTAGTTCCGTTCCATTTTAGCACCTGTCCACTTGTTGGAACACTGCTAGAAGTATCAACATCACTTAAAAAGTCAATTCCAAATGCATCCATATTTACAGTAAGATTAGAAGTGTCTGTTGATATCTCTGTAGAGATATTAGTACCGCCTAAAATATTTAAAGTATCGTCCTCACCGCTTGCTACTGCTGTACCGTCATCTGATACTATATTCTTAAATACATCGCCTGCGCCGCCGCCTGCTTCGCCTGTAAAATTAAATGTAACAATATCGTCAACAACACTAGTTGCAATATTTGTGCCGCCTGCTAATGTTAATGTGTCAGCAACTCCGTCTGCGGTTGTTTGACCTGTGTCACCTTGGATTGTTGCAAAGATATTTGCGCCGGCTGCTGAAGACGTTACATTCCAAGCAGTTCCGTCCCATTGCCACGTTGTATTACCGACAGTAAATACCTCGTTTAACCCGGGTGATGCTGGATAATTAATTGCCATATTGTGTACCTTTTAAATTATGCATAAGTGTTTAAACTTCCGTAGACAATCCAACTGCTCGATAATCGTAGTAAAGTAAATCCTACTATATCAGTTTGACTTGCAGTTCCGCTAGGCGCTGATCCGCCTTGCCATAATATTGTTTGCGCTACGCCGTCCACTTGAAGTGCTGTAGGCAAATACGGAGTTGATCCTTGCGTAATTACTACAGCAATACTTATTGATTTATTATCGTCTGTTGGAACATTAGTGATATCCGCTGTAAAATTAGCAGCAGATGATGTATGTTGCCATAGCGATGATATACTAAAGTCGTGTGTTACAACTCCAGTTGCTCCTACTATTAATTGCACATTTTCTCTTGTGCCTGCAAGATCAGCTATTCCTGTAATACTAATGTCACCTGCAACACTTATATCGTTGCTTACATTTACTGCATCTGGTGCAGTTAAATTTATACTACTTGCACTTGTTATACCAGGAGTTCCTACTCCTGTTGATGTAATGCTATCTGCAGAAATTGTTGTTGCTGTTATTTCGTCAAATGCTACATCGTCAGTTGTATTAAGAGATTGGTTATAAGAGGTGCCACCGCCGCCACCTCCGCCACCAGTTACAGTTGTAAATGAAAACGCTCCTGAACCGTTGGTTGTTAAAACTTGTCCTGAGCTGCCATCTGAAATTCCTAAGTCTAGTAAACTTATTGGTATAGTAGGTTTATTTTGTACGTTTGCCCAATCTAATATTGGAAGGGGATAACTTGGTTGTATCCATTGACTAGAATCAGTGTCAGTTACATATACATAAATTTGGCCGTTAGTGCTGTTGAACCAAATATTTCCTTGTTCTGGTGATGTAGGTACTGTATCACCTACATCTACACTTGCTCCGCCGCCGCCTTCAAACCCGCTTGCTGTAATTTTATTAGCAAATACAGTGTTATCGATGTTTGTAAGATCTGCAAGAGCTATTCCTGCTTCAGACGAAGCAGATTGAAATTGTGCTGTAGTTACATTAGTTAGATCGCTTCGAGCAATTTCAAAACCGCCAGTATCTTTACCGCTATACACTCTAAGTGTATTTGATGATTTACTAAAGAAAATCTCGCCGCTTGATCCTACATTCCGATCTAAAAAGTCAGTCGGACGTGGGATAATTCTAATTCTGTCTACTACAGGTGCTTGTGATGATGACATACTATACTCCTTGTATAGTATTTATTAATATTTGGTATAGTACAATCGATTAGCAATGTCTTGTACGTTATCATTTTTTAGGATAAACTTGCGTACATTGTCTATATGAATAAGTTTCCTTTGTTTTCCAGGAAAACTTACTACTGGAAGATGATTCATTCTTAACAATTCGTCGCCTCTGTAAGATTCAATTTCGATAGGAACTTCATCTATTGGTAACATTCCATAGTGTTTAAACTTCATTGTACACACTGACGTTACTAATTTGTCGTCTTCGATATATTCCATAATTAATTCATTTTCTTTTAATAATTCTATTACCCATTCATACAACTTTTTTCGATCTTTTTGTATCTTACGTTTACTGTACTCGTCACCTTTATCTTTCCGCGGAGTAACTGTGTATATTACTAGTTCGTCTGTATAAAATTCTTCCATCATGATTTGCTTCCAAAATACTTATAGTATATATCTTTAATTAATGTTCGTTTTTGTTTAAACGTATGATTCATTAAAAATTTAGATTTAGTAACCCAATTTAAATCTTTTTCTGTTGCATTACGCACTTCCAAGTCAAAGATTTTTTCTGACAATGGTATTATCTGTGCTAATGGTTGTCCTGCTTTAATCATAAATTTACCTTTAGGTACATTACAGTATGCTTGTATGTTTATTTCAGAACTTATGCCTGGGTCTAATATACCCGAACTACTTTCAAGTTCAAAATTATCAGGATAAGGTATTGGAATCATTAGAAACTTTACACCTTTAGGAGCAATAATGTGCCACGGCATATTAATCTTTAATAACGGTCCAACAGTCCAAGGTTTTACAGGCATTAATGTTTCGACGCCAGTCTGTTGTCTTGAAATAATGTCTTTACCACTTGCTAGATCAACTATATCTGATGTAGGGATAGTCCATTTATAATTTCCTGTGCCATCTGTTTCTATTAAAACATCGTGCCACATTGGAATAATGTATCCAGTTTTTGCTAAATCAAAAATACCCGGGCATTGGTATATGTGATCCATTCTGCCGTCGGCTGCATCTAATTTTCTTTTAAAATCGTTTCTGGCTCTATTCATCCAGTCTGGTTTATATTGCTTTGCTGGTATGATCGGAACTGCTTCAGCTAAGCCGTCAATAGTACTAAAAAATTCAATTTTCATTTTTAAACCTTATGTCAAATGCAATATTAATTCTAGATTTATTAGATAAATTCGGTTCAACTTCGTGCGGTAACCAACTAGGCCACATAATTAAATCTTTGTCCTTAGGTGAAAAGAAAAAGTCTCTAGTAAATGGACTTTTTGTATTACACTCACCTAATGTATTTGCAGGATTCATAATACGGAGATCACCTGTACCTGATCCTTGTATATAATACACTCCGGATAATATTCCAGGCTTGTGTGCATGCATAACATTTCTCGAACCGATATTATTTACGTTTGCCCAGTAATGAATGTCAAACTGTTGATTAGAATACATTGCAAAAGTATTATCAATATCTGAATAATATTTAAATTGTTCTTTTACTGATGTTTCTATTGCCTCTAATAAAAATTTAATATTATGTAATTGTTGAGTACCTCGCCAGCAACCGTCGTTACTAAACGAACTATTAGGAAACTTTGTACTGTTTTCTAATATTTCTTGTTTTAATAAATCTAAATTACTATCTGAACCAACTTCATTATAATTAAAAAGTCCAGCATGTAGGATTGTTGGGATCATCTATCATACCAATCAGTTAAGTACTCGTATTGATTTTTAAACATGTTTTCAACTAAATCTAATCTTGCATTAGTGCAATCAATAAAATACTTTCCGTATCGTTCTTGAGATTCTGTTAAGTACGGCTCTACGTCTTTATATGCGCCGCCTGCGTGTAATACACTAAACCATTGAGTAATATTAAACATACTACTTGGTGTTAAATTCATAAAGCGTTGAGGATAAGGCAAAAATGCTGATAATATATCTTTAATAAACTTTGGCATTTCTTCTAATTTTTGCTCACGTATTTCTTTCCAGTACGGTGTATCATTACGTGAACTAAAGTAATAGTGCGCCCAAACAAATGCTAGAATTTCTTCTGACATTTCACTAAAGCCTCTATTAATAAATCCTTTTGTTTCAGTATTCCAAATATTTCCAGTATTATTCAATAAATCAACAATGCTCATAACTGCACCTGTTGTAAACGTAATGCCTGTTGCTTCTAACGGTTCAACAAATCCTGCACTTAGTCCAACTGCAATTACATTTTTTACTGCAATTTCTTTGTGATACCCGCATTTCATTTTTAAATGATTTGCAGGAGCTACGTATTCTCCAATTGACTCACGCAACTCTGCTTCAGCGTCTTCTTTAGATATATGCTTACTAGAATATACATACCCATTTCCTACTCTTGTAAAAATAGGAATAGTAAAGCGCCAACCTGCTTTCATTGTAGTTGCTTTTGTATACGGAAAACATTCTTCTTCTGGATTTTTATATTGTTTAGGTATAACTACTGCACTATCATTTAGCAGTATGTCGTTATAACTATGGAAGGGAATATTAAGTTCTTTTTCAAGTAATCTACTTTGAAATCCTGTACAATCAATATATAAGTCTGCAGAATACTTATTTCCATTAGAGTCTATTAATGCTGTTATACCGTTTTGATCTTTTTGTATATTGTCTATTTTAGCATCAATATGTTGTATTGTGTCGCCTAATATTTCTTTAAGAGTTTTAATTATATTATGAGCATTAAAATGTACTGCACCAAAGTGTAATGGCCCCATACGATGATTTACATCTAAGTAGTCATCAAATTTTTGACATATGTTTTGTTTTGCAAGACGGTATGCAGGATGATAGTCTTTAAATTCTTTATTTGTTTTACCTATAAAGTAATCAGAGATATAATAATCTTCTGCAATTAATGTATTATCAGGAGAGTCGTTATCTACAAAGTACGGCTCATCATTCCATCCCTCAAGCTCAACACCATACTTAAAACTAGCATCACTTGTATTCATCCATTGCTTTGGTGGTATACCGCATTTACCTAAAAAGTGTGCGGTGGCAGGTTGTGTTCCTTCACCAACTCCGATTGGCCCTGCACTGACATCTTCTATTAATGTTATTTTAGTGGGACGTTGTAAATTTCTAGACATATATGCAGCAGTTAGCCAGCCGCTTGTTCCGCCGCCAAAGATTATTATGTGTTGTACTTTATTTAAAAACATTTTTTATTCCTGATATGTGTATCTAAAATCAGCATTAAATGCCAATGATATTCTAGTATTAGTTGTCCGGTTGGGCATAACTTTATGTAATAGCCAATTTGGAAATAATAAAAGCATGCTTTGCTCTACTGCTATATTTACAATATTTGTATAAGTTGGTGTCTGATGTGGGAACGATACTACAAACGGATTTGGGCTTTTGAATTGTATATCGCCACTGCCTGGAGTAAATTTATGATAATATACTCCGCTTACTACATTTGGTTGATACCCGTGTTCGTGAAATCCAATTAACTGTTCAGTAGAAAATTTATTAAGCCACGAACTGTTTACATTAATACTATCAGTTTGATAACGTTGCCCAGTTTGTTCTAAGTAGTTTTTAACATGTTGTTTTATAACATCATTAGTAACTTTCATATCAAAAGTTGGTATGATATTCATCATATCATTACTAAAGGTTGTTTCAGCTGTATCGTTATCAGGTTGCCAATCATTTTTAAATATAGCACTAGACACTACATTATCTATTTCAATATCTAATAAGTCAGTATCTTCAACAGTATGAATATAGATTGGGGTAGAGAAAAAGTTTTCAATCATTTAGCTACAACAAGTATATATAACCCGTTCCACCATTGACTAATATCTTCAACATCATTTAGCATTAGTTTTTCGTATGTAACATAACCTCCGCACTCATTAATGCCTTCTCTAGCACCATTAACTACTCCGTCCCAATTTGCATCATCAAATATTAAAACAGTTTCGTTTTTAAAAGTATTCCAATAATGTTTAACTACATTCTTTGTAGATTCTTGATCATGAGGACCATCGTAGAAAAACATGCTAAATGCATTTGACATATTTGTAGTATCAATTGCAAACATATCATTATTAATTACTTCAATTCTATTATTGCCTTTATACGGTTCAACATTTTTAATAAACTCATCTAAAGAGTTAGGAGGAGTAGTACTTCCATTAGCTGGCTGTATTTGCTCTTCCCACTTATCGATAGCAACAGCAAGAAGCATATTGTCTTTTAATACCGAACTTAGAGTTGCTCCTAAATACGATCCAATTTCTAAATAAGAGTCGACACCTTTTGCAATAGAGTTAAGAAGAGTTTGTACTCTAGGTGAAGTTAGCCCAGGTATGTCAACTTTTGTTGTAGGAATACCGCTTGACTCAACACAAGTAACTACATGCTTAACTAAATCGCTGTGATCAATTTCTGTTTTTGCTTTGTAAATTTTATCGCAAAATTGACATTCCCAACAGTCAAATTTACAGTTCTTAATAAGTTTGCGCCATGCGTCAATAGGACGTTCTTTTAAATTTGTATCTTCTAAATATTGGTTAAATGTTTCTATTAATATTTCTTCGTTATCGTCCCATTTTTTAATTATAGTCATGGTTTCGAAAAGTCTACTTACTGCTTCTCTACCATGCATTTTAAATACGTCAATACCGCAATCATTAATCAATTCTTCCCAATCTTCTTTCCATGGCGGCAGATCAGAAGTTTTTAAATGTACTGCTGGATCTATAAAGTCCCATTTAGGACAACTTACTCGACTTATAGGATCATTAAAGTATTGCGGATCGTTACCTTGTCTAGTATTATTATATTCAAAATGTTCTACCATCATAGGGCAGTTACCTAAACACCCTTCATTTGCTAATAAACTAATTTTAATTTCTTTTCCTAAATTATCCTTAATCCATTCTTTAGCGGCTTTAATGCGTAATAGCGTATCTCTGTCACGCATTAAGTCTCTATCTAAATTGATATAATCAAACCCAACTTTAGCAAGATTTACTATTTCAGTTGCAGTTCTTACATCACGTAAAATAGTATTCTTAACCATTAACTCAGGAAATGCACGTTTTATTTGACCAGTTGCCATCCAGTGTGTATGTGGTATAGTAGCTATACGTACACCTGCATCATATATAGGTTTGAAATTCTTTATAAAGAGATCTAAATTCTTTTGTGTCGGGGGAACTTGTATATTATTAAATGTTGCACTGATCGGAATATCTAAACTTTTTTGTATATAGATAGCCATGTCAATAGCATGAGAATAGTCTTCGTTATGTATAAAGATATCTCCCATTGCATCTTGTGCAAAGGGGGAAATCCTCGAAGTAAAATATACATCGTAAATTAAATGTTTATATGTTTTTAGAAAAGAAATAAACTCGTCGAATTCTTCTTTACTTAATTTAGGATTTAAAGGTACACTGAATATCTTTTGCATTAATTATCTCACTCTCTATTAGTAGTTATTATAACAGAGAGTGAGCTAGTTGTCAAGTTGGTTCTAGCCAATGTATCTTAAATTTTGGAGCTCTCTTCCTGCGCATATTAATCGGAAACCCTACATCAAAGTAGTCATACATTAATTCTTGGGTTGCATTTATAGTAGTTAATTGATTAATTGCTGCATTTAAACCAGCAACTGATTTACTGTTTGGCTCAGTATGATTTTTTAAGTGTATTCGCATTATAGTTTTATAAAATTCTACACAGTTAAGGGTATCTGTTTGTGTAAGTCTGTAGTAAACTTTAGTTTCATCCAGTTCTTCAGTATCTCCGCTTCCGTCAAATATTTCAGCATAAACGTTTGTCGACTTTCTTACAGAAATTTCACCTTCGTGGGCACTAGTAAATTTATAAGCTTTAGCTACATTCTCTGATACTTTCTGACCATGTAACCAAGAGTACACAATGTCATCGTTATTGCTAGGAAATTTAATGACGCTATAGCACCAAAACTCTCCCATTCTTTCCATTAGAGGATGCAATCGAGGATCGTCACCTGCAACAGTTTCATGTATTATATAAGTCGTATCCGTCATCTAATGTTGTATCCTGTGTAGTTAGTTGCGGCCCGTCATTTGGTGAATTATCTATACCCAATGACGTTAAGTCTGGTTTAGTAAGCGACAAATTACTTCCGTTCTCAAGACCTAAATCTTTCTCAACTTCTAATTGAATAGCAGTTTCGGCTTCTTTCAACTGCGTAGCAAAACTATGAGCTAATGCTAAAGTGTGCGCTTGTTGTTCTTCGCTCATACTTAATATTGCATCCATATTACCTGTATTAACTCGACCATAGAATAACAAATCTGATGCTGCTTGTTTACCTAATCTATGTGTCCAATACTCTTGTTCATACAGATCTTCTTCGTCTGTATTAATAATATCAAAGTAAGTTCTACCGGTACCGTCTGGTAATAGTACTTCGGGTGATGCTTTAAATTCATTTATGAGATCGATAAATTGTTGTCTTTCTAAAAACCAATCTTGTAGTCTACGTCTAGTAGCAACTTGTTGTCTGTTTAACTTGTCTGCTTCTATTGCGTGTAATCTTTTCTCAAATGGGTCAGGATCGTGTTCTGCTAGATAAGTGTGTCTATCTATTTCAACTTGCCATTTTAGAATTTCGTATTCTGTATGTTCAATACCTTCTTCACGAGTACGTAACTCTAAAAGCCACTGACGCAATTTTGCAAAAGGTGTTATTTGAGTTTGACCTACAAAGTATCTCATTTTGAACTTTGGGTTAGTCCATTCTTTGTTTATAGCAAACAATACAGTTTGCTGATCTTCATCAGATAACGAATCGGTATTAGTTCTTAAATCATTTATATAGTGGGTGTTCGCAAACTGCGCTAATCTATCAACCATAATATCTCCTAAGGCTTATGTGAAAATATTTAGTTAGTCTCGCCAGCCACCGATACCTGAACTGGTACCTGGTATTCCTGATGGTTGCATTGACGATGCTCCAGTTGTTTGCACTTCTGTTGCATACACAAATTTTGCTGATAAATTATTCTGTAGTCCGTTATACTGACCTAACATATACTGATGATCTTGGCCTAGTGTATAGTTTTCTTCGCCACAGTTAGTATATGCTTTACCAATACCAGGAGTAGTTACTGTACCAGTCGTAAAGTTTGTTTTACGATATGTATATCCACCGGCCCAAGATCCTTCATTACCTGCATATCCATTAACTACCTTACTTTGAATAGATTTTTGTTGGAAATGTCTTCCTGAATGTGTTCCGGAACGTGTAGTTATTGTTTCTGTAGCAAAAACGAAATCCCAGTGGTTTACGCCGCCGCCACTGCCTTCTCCACTATACCAAATACCGTAATTTTCATCACAAGTCATACCCCACGGTCCGCCTGCTGTAGCGCCGCCTTGCCCACTGTAACTCGGATTGTTAAAAATACTTGAAGTTACCATAGATTCTGTAATAGTATCAAATTTTTCAATTTCTCCTCTATTACCGCCCATAATCCAAGTAGCATAATGTTCTTTAAATATAGTACCCATATGCCCGCGGCTGTTTGCCATATGTGAGCGACTCTGCGGGGAAAACGCAGTTTCTGTTCTTGAACTAAATCCTGTAGTTAAGTTACTAGATGCATTGTGTGCATTACCTGCACCAAACACAAAAATTCTATCTTTACCTACTGCACCTGCTTTGTAGTTAAAGGTTCTATCTAATAAATCTCCTAGATCAGTAGTAACATCTGTTGCTGCAACAGTTCTGTTGACTCTTTTGTACGTTACTCCTGACTTATATCCGCCTAAAATATAACCATTAGTAATAATACTTCTATGGAGGTACGGAATAGTAAAGTCTTCCCATTTGCCGTCATATTCGGTTGTATAAAATTCTACTTTATTTTTATCTGTATTATAACGAATTACACCAGCATCAGGAATAACATCAAACAAATACATTGCAGAGTAATTATCAAATGAATAGTTTCCAGCTGCATAGTCTTTATAGTAGATATACATTGTGTCGCCGTAACCGGTTAGATATGGCTTGTTAGTTTCAATGAGTGTCCACCCGGTGAGGTCAACAGCTGACCAGCTTTGCTGGCGCATTAGATAAACTCTGCAGGCTGGCAATGCCCACGTTGATCCTTCAGTGTCATTAATACAAGTTGTGGTCCTTAATCCTAACAGATAGTCTGGTAAATTTCTATAGTCTGACCAACCTGATCCGTTACCACTAATTGTAAGAGATAAACCGTTTGAAGCGATAGCAGTATTATTATTAAATAATCCACTTAATGTTATATTTAAAGTTCCTCTTTCAGCAGTTGTGCCGCCAGGTATTTTAATATAACCTGTGTCATTAATAATACTATTTTTTAACGTTGCCATATTTATATTTCCTTAAGATGTCCATGCTGCAACAGCACTACTCATTCCTGCGTGACCTTTAGGTTCACCCGACGAGCCAAGTTGGAAGCCTGTTTGTGTACTATAGTTCCATCTGTGACTTAAATTATTTTGCAGTCCATTATACTGACCTAACATATACTGATGGTCTTGACCCATTGTATAGTTTTCTTCACCACAATTGCCAATTGGTTTATTTACAGTTCCGCTAGTAGTATTAGTATACATATTAGTTACACGATACGTATAGCCGCCACTATAAGACCCATTCTCGCCACACCATTGATACGAGTGCTTTGACTGTACTGATTTTTGTTGGTGATGATTGCTTACTGTTGTTCCGCCTCTAGAAGTAAGTGTTCTTGTAGCAAATGTCCAATTCCTATTGTCATTTGATGTAAATAGAATTGCAAAATTTTCATGACTCATTGCCCATGCATTACCTGTTGTATATGAACTACCGCTTGCACCAATATGAGTTTTTGTGGTCATATTGTATTCTTCAATTTCTGCGTTACCGCCTCCATGTATCCAAGCATAGTCGTTTTCTTGGAACGCACAACCAAAGCGTATTCTGTTATGATTCATATTACGATTTATATCAGTCATATTTTGTTCAGTGCGCATGTTATATGCAATAACATAGTTTGATGCTACAACATGTCCGTTACCTGCGCCAAAGGTATATGCATAATCTTTTGAACATGCACCAGCTTGATAGTTATGTCCTCTTTCAATACTACCGTCGCCTAGGTTAATTGTTGTGTCTGTTGATGTAAAACATTTGTTTACATTACTCCATACCGCTGAACTTTTATATCCGCCGTGTACATATGCTGTTGATATAATTTGTCTATACGGAAACGCAATAGTATTTGTTTCCCAACCAAACCCGCTCCAGTATTCTAGATCACCGCTTGTACTATTAATTCTTACTGCGCCTAGTACACTTGGGTCTCCAGCCGGGCGTTCAGCATCATTACCTATCGGTAATCGTAAGTAGCCTGTGTCATTAATAGTTGTTGCTTTTAAATTTGCCATGTTTTATATCCCAAACTTGTTTCTAAGTGCGACTGTATTTCTTATCATATCATCATCATCGAGTCCAGCACTATATATTGCAAAAAATGCTAACTTGGCATCCCATGTATTTGCATATTCTCTACAATTGCCTACTTGCGCTGCTGTTCCGTTTAAATCAATGTTTTTAGCAGTAGTACCAGTTTCTACAAGATTAATACCATTTTTCCAAATACTTCTTGCTTGTTTATTTTTTAAACACCTAAATGCAATTACATTCCAACGAGTCATTATTGGTTCTCCGTAGGGAGATGAGTTAGTGTCTACTCTTTCGTCTGCATCACAACACCCGCCTTGATCAAAATATATATGATTATTTGACCAACTACAGTGAGCAAATATTCCTCGTCCTGGTGATGATGCAACTCCAGTGCCACCTTCCCATCTAAACGCTCCACTTGAGTTTGGACTATTTTGTCTAAATACCATAAAAACTGTATAGCCGCTGTTATTATCAATGTTAAAACTATTTGACGCCGGGCCTTCTGCTCGTACGCCATTTGTTTCAATATATGGAATACCCGGGCTATTATGTTCGTGTGTTGTGTCGTATCCGATAGTTCTTGCAGTTGACCAAACAAAGTGTCTGTCGTTGCCACTTATATCAAGCCAATTTGTACTGCCACTTGTAAAGCTTGCTGAACTACCTACGTCTAGTACTAATTCTAGATTTGGACCAGTAATACCTCCGGTATTAGTTCTAGCATCTACCCAAAATCCTCTGTAATAAAATTCTACATATCCAAGATCAGTATTATACCTACAGTCGCCGTTTACTGGATTAGTTGGACGCTGACCTGTAGTTCCTACTGGTATTTTCATTGAAGCTGTATCATCAATAATTGTATTTTTAAGTGTTGCCATTTAGATTATTACCCTCGAGTTTTTAATTCTTCTACCTCTTTAGTAAGAGTTTTAACAGCTTCAATCAAATAAGCCGTTAGCTTTGTATACTGGATACCATTTCCTTGTACTACATTAGGTAAAATCTTTTCAACGTCTTCTTTAATTAGACCAGCTTCCATTTTACTTGAACCATCTTTACGATCGTACGTTACACCTGCAAGTTGCATGATAGCGTCTAATGCATTATTAATTGGATTAACATTCTCTTTGAGTGTTATACTCGAAGTCTCTGTAATAGTTGAAGCAACTAAGGTTGCAAATGTTCCGTTAGCGGCACTTGCACTACCAATAGTAGTTCCGTCTATATTACCAGCATTTATATCAACAGTTGACAGTGTACTTGTTCCTGTTGCATTTATACCAGTTACAGATATATTATTAACATTTAATGTGCCTGAACTTGGTGTAAATTCTATTTTATCATTACTATATGTTAGTGAATTAATACTTCCATCGTCAGCATCAGCATCATCCATTAAGGCGACATAATATGCGCCTGTTGACGTAGTATTATTATTTGCTTCTATACTAAAGTCTCCGAAGCTTACAGTACCACCAGTGTCTACTAGCATTGCATAGCCGTTTGCTGCTGGTGCTGCTGCTGGCATAGTTAAAGTATACGATGTAACATCATTTGGTGCTTTAATGCCAACGTATGCACTAGTATCAGCATCACCAAGTCGAAGTTCGCCTTGGGCATTAAGTTGCAAATGGCTATTACATTTTGTAATACCTGATCCGTTTGCATCTAAAATAATATCGATATTAGTTTCGATAGATTTTAGAGTATTTTCTTCGGCAGTAAGTGTACCTAATATCGGTCCACCTTGAATACCTGTTGTAATTCTACGCATATCTACTCCTTATACTGTTGGTGTTTCTATGCCGTAAATAACTGCTGATACATCAGTGCTATTGCTTCTTATAACAATAACTTTGTTTGCATCTACAACTATTCCGCCACGTTCTAGTACACCGTTACCAATTAATGCAGTGTCATATTCAATGAAATCAGCTAATGCTGGTACTGCGCCATCAGATATTGCAATTCTTACTGCTCTATCTTGACCGTTACGATTTGCAACATTAACTGTTATAACACTAAAAGTATCAGCTGGAACAGTGTATACTGCTGTGTCTGTTGCAGCGGCTAAGTCTGCTCTTCCTAAAACTCCGGTTGCCATGTCTTTCTCCTATTATCTCAACATATAGTTTAATGCTAAAGGTATACCTGTTACAGATTTTGTAAAGTTTACGTTTGCATTGATATTTATTAGTTCTCCACTCACAGTGGTTATTTGGTTGGTATTTATGAATATGTCACCAGCTGTAACACTGTTAACATTAAGTGACGCACCACCGCCACCAATTTGTGCTTCGATATATGCTTTAACTGCTCGCTGTGTTGGTACAACACTATCGCTATTTGCAGTAAAGAATGGATCTGTACTAAATTCAGTAATTGAAGCTGAGTTACCGCCTAGTGTAACTGTTCCTAGTGATAGTTCTTGTAGACCAGCAATATTAAATGCTTCAGCATCAAGTGTAGCAACACCTGTTGCCTGTTCAATACTAAACAAGTCGCCAACTCTAAAGTTACCATCTTGGTCAGTTGCTGTGAAGAATACTCGTCCACCTGCACTATCAGTGGTTTCTTTATTTTGATCTGGCAAGTTAACTGGCGGACCATTTACTTCATTTGGATAGTTTGAATCAGCAAAGTTACCTGTTCCGATATCTAAGAAGTCATGTCCTGTTAATCGTACCTGACTAAATCTAATTCTTAGTTCTAATTCAGTACCTTCAGTTGGTGCTTCGTCAATTTCTAATGTTGGCGAAACTTGTAAGAACCCAGTAAAGCTACCTTCGTTAGTTCCTCTAAAGCTAACAGTATTAACAAGTTTAAATACTCTTCCAGGCAAACTTGTAAATTCAATATTAGAACCTGCTACTGGTCTTGAACTTAGTCTCTTAACAGCTACAAATGCTCCTGATTGGAAGAAGTCTGCAGATCCATTAGATGCATTTTCATTTACATCTGATGTTGCTGTAATAAATCCTGTTCCTCTATTTGCAAAAGTAGGATTAGCAAGTAGTCCAGTTCCTACACGTACTTGTATGTTTACATCTTCAGTATTGTTAGGATCAGTTACAGTAATTGTTGGAGTACTTGTATAGTTTGAGCCTGGCTCTTCTAGTCTAATAGCAAATACTTGCTCATTTGCAGTACTTGCACGACCTCTTGCTTGAACTCCTAATCTAACATTCATTACATCAGCAGTAATGCCAGAACCTATTGCTACAAATTTTGGTGTCTTATCTGGGTTACCAAATGCAATTGCACCGCCTGCACTAAAGTTAAAGCCTGCGCCGCCTTCAGTTGCCCATGTTAGCCCATATTCAGAATATGTTAGTTCATTAGAGTTACTAGTAACAGCAAACATTCCTTGTCCGTAAGCAATTTTACTATATGTACCAGTTGGTAAATCTTGTTGTGTCCAAGATACACCGTCTAAACTGTATGCTGCTGTTCCGTCTGTAGCAATAGCAATAAATCTACCATTACCCCACGATATGTCTATCCACGGTGCGCTTGGCAATCCGGTACCTGCACTCCAAACTAATCCGTCCGCAGAGTACATTGTATCTGTTGTACCGCTTCTAAGAGCTACAAATTTTCCTGCTCCATTTGCTAGTGCAGAATAGTTTGTACCAGTAAGAACTGTGCCTGTAGTTGACCAAGTAACGCCGCCGTTGTCACTATACACAACGTCAGTATCATTACCACTAATTGCAATAAATCTACCAAGGCTTTCTGCAACTTGTCCAAATGCAACCATTGATGCACCTGCTGTTGCAAATGTACCTGGTAACGTAACACTAGTCCATGCTACACCATCTAAACTATATGCAGCAGGGCCGCCTTCGGATATTGCTATAGCAACACTTTGTTTAAATGTTGACGATCCGTCATCTATTAGTCCACTTGTAATATTATCCCAAGAGTTACTTGCTCCAGCATCTGGTAATGAATTTGAAACCCACGTAACACCGTCAACACTATATGCGCCGCCGATATTAGCATCTGGTATCGCAACAAATACTCCTTTTTGTCCGTAGCCGCTAAAGTCAAAGTCTACAACAGCTCCGTTTACATCAACAGTAGTAATTGTAATTACTAGATCATTTAATGGAGTTGCACCACCTAATGACGTACCTGGTATTTCACAATGATTTAGTCTTCCGTAGCCTGCACCACCTTGGTTAAGAGTTACATAGTACTTTTCACCATTACGTGTTACATCAAATGTTGCTCCAAGACCATCAGATTCTGTTAATGTTACTACATTAGTATATTGCGCCGATGTAGTAACATATGTTGCATCAGTATAAGTATTTGAAGTTATAGTTGCTTGTGTTGCAGTATTTGTCGGAGCACTAAATGCTACTGCTGGTTCAATTTGATATGTTGTTGTAGCATTTGGAGCAACAATAGGTGTTCCAGGAACAACATGATTCCATTCAGTAACTGTTACTTCTTTAGTACCAGCATCGTATGTTTGAATAATAGCATACTGTCCATTACCTGCACCACCTACAAGCTGTATTCTAGTTCCAGGGTATGCTGAACTTAAATTACCATCTGTTGCTGATATAAATATTCCTGTTAAGCTTCCTGACTGTGCAACGTTTGACACTGTTGTATAACCAGCACCACCTGTTGTAACACCTTCAGTTTCACTAGGAATAATTCTACCTTCAAATACGCCTAAGTCTCTAAATTCGTCTGTAATTACAACTTCGTTTGCACCGCCGCCGAATATTTCAAGTTCAGCTTCAGTATAATCATTACCTGCATGTGTAAATTCTATGTTAAGTATTTGGTTAGCATCTGTGTTAACTAATCCTACAGTAGCGTTATACTGTGTAAGATTGTCAACAACAGCTGATGTTGCAGTTTCTTCTGGATCAACACCTTCTGCTACAGAACCAAATTTACCGTATGAATTGTTACCGTTTGTAGCACGTACTCTACCGCCGGACTCTGCCAAGTATCCCATGTGTGAGTAGTATGTAAACACTGACACAAGTTCTGCTCTACCGTTGTTAAGAATGTGTGCGCCAATACCGTCACTTATGACTTGTGTAAAGTCGTTACTAACAATTGAATCATTACCGCCGTTATGCAATGCACCGTCAATTCTTTGACCAGTTGCACCAAATCCGAATGTTGTACAGTTTTGTACATACGGTGAACGTGCAGTAATCCATACACGTTTATCATCTGGACCCCAACCTGGATCAAGTGATGCATATGCTCCTGCTGTTGGTCTACGTGTTCCGTATATATTACTTGCACCTAGATCACCATTTAGACCTTGCATAGTTTGTAGTCTTAATCCTGTACCATTACGTAAGTAATAGAAATCTTCTTCTTGCGATCCTATCATTGCATTTACATAATATCTTGCTGCAAGTCTTGTTTTATAAGCAGCAGGACGATAAACTACAACATCGTTAGTGTAAGTTCTCTTCCATTCCTGGCCCCATACTAGATCCCATTTCATAGCATTAATATATTCTTTAATATCTCTAGCACAAATAGCTCTATTATATGTATATGCTGTTTTTACAATAAACTGGTTATTTGTTCCGTCTACTTGTACATACACGCCGCCTACTGTATTTGAAACAGCAAACTCAGTAGCACTAAAGACATCAGCAACATAAAACTTATTATTTAGGAAGAAGTTAGTATTTGTTAAAATGTTATTTGGATTTTCAAATGCTATTTCCATTCCAACTTTTAGCCAACCTGTATCTGCAACAGTAAGTGTATACAGATCTACTCCGCCTGATGCACCACCAATTGTTACAGTAGTATCAGTTACAGTTGACCTAAAGTAATCATTGACATATGCTATTGCTTCGTCTACAATAAATTCTTTATTCACCTCTAGTTGTCTAACAGCATTATAAACTTCAATATCGTCTGTTTGTCTATTACCACCTTCATTTGATCCTGCCCAGATTGTATCTTGTACTAGATCCCATGTTTCATTAATTCCAGTAATAGCTGTAGCTTCAGAAATTTCTGCAACAGCTAGTCCTAGCGCAAATTGATTTGCTGCTATTGTTGCTGTTTTTTGCGGACCTGTTACTTTATTACTAGTTCTACGTAAGTAAGACAAGCCTGCATTAACACTTGCATAGTTTGTTCCTAGCATCCAATCATATCTAGCAGCATCAATTATAAGTCCTAAATCTCTAGAACACTTAGCATGATCGTATTTAAAGTCATTGTATGTATTTGTAATAAACTGAATTACATTTAATATTACGTCTGATCTACTATTGTCAATAGTTGTTTTAGCAGTTGTAAATTCAGCATCTGCCCATGTTACACTTGGATATGACACTGCGCCTAATACTGCCGACAATGTTGTAGTACCGTCAATTACATCACTAACTGTTTCTACAAGTGCTTGAACTGCACTTCCTTCAGTTGCACTTGCTGGTGTTCCTAGTGTAGTTTGTAGTGTAGTATTTCCAGTTTGTGCAGTTACAGAAGTCTCTTGTACGATATCTGACATAATGCTTGCTAAGTGATTGTAAGCTGCTGCTGTTTCTGTAGTTTGACCATCTACTTGTATTGTTCCGTTTACAAAATAAGATTCACAAATTCTACTAGTAGCTTGGTTACCGCCATATAAGATATCATAACTTGCTGCGTTAACAATGTATTCTACATCTCTTGCACACTTAGTACTATCATAAACTAAAGAACCATAGTTTTGTGCAATATACGCAATAACATCATCTTTCATAAAAGCAATGTTTGCTTGTAAGTTATCTTTTGCATCTACTTTATTTTGGTCAACGCCTGATGGGCTTGGTAATACTAATGCATTAACTGTGCCGTCTCCTGGCATTGCTGTACCTAACGACCCGTTTTGGATAATATCAACTATTTCGTTATATGCAGTATTAAGTCTAGTTAAGTCATTGCCAGAACCAAGTAAAACTCTATACTGATCTCTAGCATTTCTAATAGCACCTACAGTTTCAACTCTTTGGTTTTGTAGATTGTATGCATTATTTGGGCGCTGATAAGCAATGCCGTTAAATGTAGCGTTATAGTTTGTACCAAGCGCAATATCATATGCTGTATCAGTAATAATGTTTGTTAAGTCTCTGCGGCACTTTGCACTATTATATTTAAAGCTACCAAAGTTTGCATTTATAAAGTCAATTGTTTTTTCTTGTATAACTGGTAACGCTGCAACTAAGTTTGTGCTATCTGATTGTAATCCAACTGAAGCACCTGCAACACTTGGATATGTTATCGATGCAGCTGAGATACCGTTAGTGACCGCAGGTATAACTGTATTATTAAACAATGCTGCAATAGCGTTTGATACTGTTGCATTACCTGGCTTACCACTAATTTGTGTTACGCCTGTTTGATATGTTGGAGTAACTGTAATATCACGTCCTACTGTTTGTAATAAATCACGCAAGTATCCGTAAGATGCAATAGTAGCAAGCTTTTGCGGAGTGTCAATACTTACATCGTCAATATCAACAATACCTGCTGCATCAGTTTCAAAAACAATTTCTGTTTGCAATGCAGTAGCAGTAAACGTATACGAAACACTGCTTGTAGATGTAAGATCTATTGCAGTAGCTAATGCTGTGTCTGAATTTGGATTTCTTGCAAATACACTTGCTCCGTCAGCAGTATGAGTAACTGAAACGTTTACTGTATATTCTTGACCTGGCGTAGTATAAACAGTTTGCAATGCAGTACCTGCAGTTCCACCGGCAGCAACAAGTTCGTTACCTGTTATTGCAAATGCACCATTTGTAATAGTCCAATCAGTTGTGGTTGCAAAATCGCCGTTAGTTATTAAACCAGTTATTTTATTAACATTTCCACTACCGTCATAGTATGATTTAGTAGCATTATATGTCTGCCAGTTGCCGCCATAAACTAGATCGTATGCAACTGCATCTATTATAAATCCAACATCTTGTTTACATTTTGTTTTACCATATTCAAGATTTGGATATTGATCTGCAATATATGCAATAATTTCTTCTTGTATAAACTCTTTGTTAGAAGCATTTAGTTCTATTGCATAACCGTACTCTGGTACACCTAACTCATGTGGCTTAGGTAAAATAGCATTTTCTTTAATACCTGTTCCAATTGCAACTCTGTCAGCAATATTTCTTGCTAGGCGCTTTGTTTCAGTAGCTACAGGAGTAGTTTCTGCGTAAGGCCACGTAACATCTTGTGTTGTTGTATTGCCTGTAGTTGGAGTAACTGCTGAACCTATTACAACATCTCCTACAATTGCTTCAATTCTTTTAATTGCTTGGTAACTGTAGCTGATATCTTTTTTGTCTGTTAATGTACTATTAATAGTTGTTCTTGGCTGTACATTAGTAGAACGAAGTTCGTCTCCTATAATACAGCATTCTGCTGGAACAACAATTGGAAGTACTTCGTAGTACTTTCCGGTTGACACTTTAATTAATGTATTTCTAATTAATCTTTCAGGTATATTAGTAGCAACACCTGCTGTTATTGCATCTGTAATAATCTTTGCTAGACCTTGAATGTCTGCATAAACACTTTCTGTTCTTAGTAATTCATTAGTAAACTGTACTGATACTCTAGTACTATTATCACCATTTGTTGTTTGATAGTTAACTGCTGGTGCTGTTTGATCTAATATATTTTCAATTAAAGTAATGCCGTAATTTATAGAAGCATTAGTTTCAGCTTTTTGTGTTAAGTATGGTGATCCTACTGTATCATTTACATAAGATAATGCTGCTTCTCTAGAACGTACATTACCGCCGTGTGTAATATCCCAAATTAGAGCATCAACGATTAGACCCATATCTCTTTCACATTTTTCTGTCTTGTAATCAAATGCTGTAGTAAATGGTGCAAGGTTATTTGTTATTTGGTACTGTGTCCATTCAACAATTTCTCTTTGTATAAATCTTCTGTTAAGTTCTAATAACTGTGCTGCATCTGGATTTCTAGCACCTTGCTCAACTTGCTGTGCTGCATACTTAATTGTTTTATAAGGTTTATCAATTGTTGTACCATAAATTGGAGCAGGTAAATCTAAACCGTGTTCTGCAACATAATAAACATCAGCAGTAGAACCAATAAATGCCCATTCCGGAATACCAGTTGAACTTACTGTTAATACTTGTCCGTCTCTACCTACTGGTAGTCTAGTTGGTGCTGAACCACTATAATAAACTAGGTCGCCTTTGGTTGTAAGTACACTAGACTCTGAACCAATTGCTAATGCACTCCAAAACTGTCCGCTATCTGCTAAGTCTGGGCGTGATCCTTCAGCACCTGAGCTTAGTGAACTATAATCGTCGCCTTCTGAAATATGTCCTAATATACATACATATGAATTGTCGCCATAACGTACAACATCACCTTCGTAATACTGTGCATCATCTCTCCACTCACCTCTCCACTCAAAACCGTAGTTTAATCTTGTCCAATAAACTTCGTTAGGTGGTATTTGGTTTTGGTGATCTGCAATACAACGATATGTATAGCCGCCGTGTCTTACAACGTTACCTACTTGATATTCGTATTGTGACGAATCTGCTCCCCAGTCGCCGATGAATTTAAATCCTTCAGTAAATAGGTCCCAGCTTGCTGGAACAACAGTTGGTCGATCATTTTCGTTATCTGTTTTACTAATATACTGGTTACCACCGTAGCGTACAATGTCGCCTGGTTGGTAAACACCATTATATGCCCATTCATTTTCAAATTGGAAGCCTTCTACAAACTTTTCCCAGTTTGCACTATCGTCTGTAAATGCAGCAGCACTTGTATGATAGCTAGTTGCAATCCATAAGCTCGCACCGTACTTTACAACATCATTAACAAGATATTTTCTACCTGTAAGCCATTCATTTTGATAGCGGATACTTTGATTAAATGCGTCCCACTTTATTAAGTCATTTTCTAAACCTAAGCCTGTGCCAATTCCTGTAGACTGGTGCGGATCGATACAAACAAAACTTGCACTACCGTACTTAACAAAATCACTTAAACGGTAATGGAAATCTTCGTGCCATTCGCCCTTCCAATCTAATCCATCAGCAAATACATTCCAATTGGCTAAATCTGTTTCTAAACCTAAGCTAATAATTTCTGCACTTGCATTGCTGCTCATGCCAGCATGTTGATAGCAGAAATAATGAAGTGTGTCTGGAGCGTCATCTGGAACAGTAATACGCATTTCTCTAGTAGTAGCAGCAGCAAATCCTGCATCGTATGCTGCGGCATCAACTACTTCGACAGCATCTAGGAAATATGTTACACCGTCAGTATATATTGCTCCGCTGTTGTGTGTTCCGTCTTTAGTAGTACTAATAACCATTGGATGTCTAGCAACGCCGGCACCAGCGAATAAGTTAGTAGCACTATTTTGCTGCCATATATATGTGTTGCCTCTTACCATTTGAATGTCTGGAGCCGCAACGCCGTCTATATAAAATACGCCGTTACTTACATTAGGGTCGTCTGCTACTGTGATTACATATGTTTCGGAGTCGGACTGTGTGGTAGAAGTATGAATGGCATCACAAATATATAACCTTGCACCGTACTTTACAATATCATTGTACACATATGATGTGCCGTTAGCCCAGTCACCCTTCCAAGTTTGACCATCACTAACTAAATTCCACTTTGTCGGAACTACATCTAAATCTGTAAAAAAGTTAGCATCACTGCTATGTCCTTCTACACATATATACGCTTTCCCACCAAAAGCAATTACGTCATCCTTGTAGTAAACAGTGCCTGTGGTCCAGTCACCTTTCCATACAAAGCGTATTCTACCTAACTTAAATTCTGCCATTTGTTCTTAACTCCAGTTATATATATTTATCCATTACTGCGTGGTGTCGTTAAATGTTTTTAACACTAGCATTTGACTTAAAAATGTTCCTTGGACCCTAGGTAAATTACCAAATGCATCTACACCTGAGAAGTCTACCGGAACATTTATTTGTAATGTTTCATCGTTATTCATATTAAATTCGTTTGCTTCGCCGCCAATAATAACTTGACCAGCAACTAATCTATTTGTTTCAAGATCCTCGCCACCTACAGATAATCTGTCTGCGAGGAATGTTGCAATTGCACGTTGTGTTGGAACAACGTTATTACTATCTTCTGACATAGTCGGGTCAGTAGAAAAATCTCTAACTGCTGCGCCCGAACCACCTAGTCTAACTCCGCCTAGTGATAGTTCTGAAAGCCCGTCTAAGTCAAAAAACTCAGCACTAATAGTAACAATACCTGTACTCTGTTGCACACTAAATAATTCACCAGTTCTAAAGTTACCGTCTTGGTCTGTACTTGTATAAAATACTCTACCGCCGTTTGTTTCATATACTTCATTTTCAGGTGCTGCAACAAAATAATTTCCGTCTGCATATAGTTCTGGATAATTTGATTGAATGAAGTTTCCTGTACCAATATCTAGGAAATCGTGCCCAGTAATTCGTGCTTGACTGTATAGTGATCTTAATTCAACACCTGTAGCGTGAGCAAGATTGTCTTCATTATCTATAGATGGTGAAATTTGCATTTGAACTAATCTAGTTGCATTACCAGTTCCGTCATCTCCTAAGTCTGTTATCTTAACACCGTTAAATAATTTTAAATCATTAGGATCTTCAGTAAGAGGATCAAGAATAGTATTAATTCTTATTTGAACACCTGGACCTGGAACTGTATCAACACCAGCAAGTGTTATTGTATTAGCTTCTGGTATAATATCAGCATAACCGTCACCAGTTAAAGTAACTACTGTAGAATTTGATCTGTATCCCGAACCTCTACTCTTAAAGCTAGGTTGAGCTATTGTTCCATTACCTATTCTTTTTTCTAGTTCGACCTCTGTTACAAACTGTGTGTCTGTTACAGTAATTGTCATATTATCAGGATTAGGTGAATATCCACTACCCGGATCCCATATCTTTACACGTTGGAATATTCCAGTAAAAGTATCTGATCTAAGTTTTGCTCGCTTACCTGTTTTAATATTTGCAACTCCGCCTAATGTTACACCGTCAGCTAGTAACACCCATTTTGGATCACCGTCAAGTGACGCAAATGATAACGTTTTCCACGACTGAGACGATGCTAAATTATTTTGTCTCCATACCAGCCCATCTTCAGTAGTAGCATTTAAACTTGTTGGAGTTCCGCCATCAGTACTGATTACCATAAACACACCTTGAGCATATTTACAATCTACATATGATAAACTAGATCCGCCATTTTGCGGAACATTTTCACCTTGAATAAAAGTTTCGCCTTTATCAACACTATACATAACTGATCCGTCTGATCTAATTATTATAAATCTATTATCTCCGTAAACTAAACTTACAATAGTCGGTGCACCGCCTAGTGGTAAAGCAGTACGTGATGTCCAAGTGTTCCCGTTATTATCTGAAGTTATAACAGCACCTGATTCAGCGATACAAACATATCTTCCTTGACCATATGCAACTTTAGTGTAAGTGTCTGCTGCTACTGTAGAACTTGAACTCCATGTTAAACCGTCAGTACTGTATGCAAATTCTGTTGCTCCGTTTGCAACTACCACAAATCCTGTTGGACTTGCTGCTGCATCTGACCAGTCTTCTGTTGCTGGTAATGCTCTTGTAGTCCAGTTTTCGCCTGTATAAGAAAAGTTATATTGATTAGTTCCTGATGCTATTGCTATAAATCTATTTTTGTTAGCAAGTACTTTAATCCAAGTTGCTGTTATATCAAGATTAGATTCTTGCCAAGTAGTACCAGTATCACTGTATACAACAAAGTTTGGATCTGCTAATGCTACAAATCTTCCGCCTCTACCTGTACCTGATGATTTAATAGTAGCAATACTATTTGTACTATCATCTGATGTAGTTAATACATCAATTATAAGATCATTGTCAGGAGTTGCACCTCCTAGTAAATCACCTCTGATAGTTAATCTATCATTCTCAGCATATCCAGCACCAGCATTGTTTATAGATACAAAGTAGTCACTACCTCTTCTTGAAACATTAAATATTGCTTCAATTTGAGGTAATCCAAATGTTTCGCCAGTTCCTAAGCCGCCTGTTAACCCTCCGTAAGTATTTGTTATTCCACCAAAGTCAACGTCAATAAATGTTCTTTCTGCTGGTAAATTTTGTACAGTAGAAGTAAACCCTGGATGACTAACTGCCATTCTCGGTTCTATTCTATATCTAGCAGTTGAATCAAATGCTGCTACTAGAGGTGTACCAGGAATTAAATGATCCCATCCTGGCTGATCGTCAGATTCTCTTGATACAGTAACTTGTCTAGTTACTGCACTGTATCCAGATATATAACCGTATTGTCCGTATCCAGTGCCTTGAATAACTAGTATTCTCATGCCTGCAACATCTTCATAAAATTGTGTTGCATCACTTGTACTTAATTTTAAGTATTGGCTTGCATCTAAAGTTTCTTGGGCGTTACCTTGTCTTACTAGATAATTTGTACCGCCTTCGCTTCCTGATCCTTTAGTGTTTATAAGTCTAACATTATATAATGAGCCATCTCTAAAGTCATCAAATTCTACATTAACGCCAGCGCCAGCACCTGTAATTGTAGCCGATGCTGATTTATAGTTCTCGCCACAATGCTCGTATTCAAACAATGCTATACTATCTACTGTTCCACCGGAATCAGCAGTGTCTACAAAAGCTTGATTATTTCTATTCCATATTGTTGCTGTATCAGGTATTTCTGTTGGATCGTTTCCGTCTGCAATTGACCCGTAATCACCATAAGAGTTGTTGCCGTTTGTAGCACGTATAATTCCGCCGTCTTCAGCAAAATATCCTACAGCACAATAATATGTAAACACAGAAACAAGTTCTGCTCTGCCCCCATTGGTTATCCAAGCGCCTATCCCGTCACTTAGTACTTGGGTAAAATCGTTTGATGTCATAGACTTGTTGCCGCCGTTATGTAGGCTGCCGTCTACTTTTTTACCTACACAAGAACTGCCAATATTTGTTACGCCTTGGATATAAGGTGATCTATTATTAATCCATACACGACTATCATCTGGTCCCCAACCTGGATCTAATGCAACAAATGCACCACCTGTTGGACGTTGGTATAAGTCAAATACACCTGGAGGATTAAGCGTTCCGACCAATCCTTTTAATGTACATTGTCTAATTCCTGTAGTATCTCTTACCCAAAATAGATCATCGTTTTGTGATCCGTTGGCAGCATTTATATATCGTCTCGATGCAAGTAAAGTTGCATAGTTTCCGCTATATTTCAAATCTCTTGCAAGGCCTCTAAATATAGAATTTACATCTTCGTACACTGTGTCTTTGTCTACAGTAAACCCTTCTTGTAGTAAGAACGCATAAATTTGTCCACTAATAAAAATAATGTTTTGGCTAATATTTTCGCCACCATTAACAAAATTAGTGTCTGCGTTTAATGTATTAGATCCGGTCATTACTGGACTAATTTCTCCAGTAAACACGTTAAATTCTACATTATTTTTATAGTCTGTAAATAATTCAACACATCGTTGTGCTACGTCTTCCGAACCAAAAGGACCATTTAAAACTTGTGTTTCGGTATTACCTGTTAATGGTGTGATTGGAACATTTAATAATAAGTCAAGAATAAATGTTTCAGTAAATGTTAAATAATCTTGTACTTGGTTATAATTATCGTAGTAATCTTGTTTCCTAGGGTTTGCAACAATTGTAGTAGATCTTAATTCGTCTCCCATTATTGCACAACCTGCTGGAACTGTTATTGGACCAATTTCTTCGTAATAGCCTGTTGCTATTGATATTTTTACTGGATTGCCAGCTATAAAATTATCTTCAACAAATTCGGATGCATACTTAACTGTTTTAAATGGGCGCAAAGGAGTTCTACCGTAACCTGGTCTGTTTATTCCTTCGTTACTAACATATATAACATCGCTATCAGTTAAAAAGTTTCTCCAAAATAAATCTAAATCAGTAGTAACAGATAATGCTTGTCCTACTTCGTCGCCTATTTTTAATCTAGTGTCTCCTACAGTACTACCGTCATCAGCACCTGTTCTACTTAAACCAAATGTTAATAAATCACCCTTGTCGTGAAGTCCGCCTGGCTGTCCTGCTTGTACAAGTATATCCCAATAATCGTAGCCGCTTCCGTTATCGCCTGGAAAGTTTTCAGCAGTTGCTTGGTGTTCAAAATTACAAAAGTATGCAGTACCTAGATGATATACTATTTCACCAACTGCATAATATCCTGTAGTACTCCATGGACCAACAAACTTTTTACCTGGTATAATTAGTTCGTATATTTCTGGGTCTTGCCAAACCAACGTACTATCGTCGCCGTCGTTAATATTAACATCTCTTAGAATTTGGTATAGATAGCCGCCTCGTACAACAATGTCACCTGTTTTGTAAGGAGATGTTATATCCCAGTCGCCTCTAAAATTATATGTTTTTGCAAGTACAATCCAATCTTGGGTACTGTCGCCACCTGATGTATAACCAGCTGTTACTCTGCTAGGGTCGCTATCAATATTGTTTGCAACTGCGTAGTACACATGTCCGCCATATCTAACAATATCACCTAAATTATATGCAGTTAAACTTGACCATTCACCGTCAAACTGTGTACCAGGAAATTCTAATGTAAACTTTGTATCATCAAGTTGCACAACACCCGAAGTATGAGTTTCTGTACAACGGAACACAGAAGCACCATATCTTACAATATCATTTTTTCTATAAACGGTTTCAGTTATCCAAGAATTTCTATATTCGTCACCTACATGAAATTCTAACCAATCTGTTTGGTTGTCTTCTAAAGTAGCACTACCAATATGTGCTACTAGACATTTGTAAACATATCCGTTATACTTTACAAGAGCACCGTGTGCATATGTAGTATTAGGTGTCCAGTTAGAAACAAAACTAATGCTTTTAGTAAATACTTCCCAGTTTGCAATTTCAGTTGCAAAACTTTGCCCGTTATGTGCTTCAATACAAAGCCAAACAGTACCGCCATTTAAAACAAGATCGCCCTTGTTATAATTTGTAGCAGTTACCCATTCGCCGATAAAACTTTTACTTACAGTCATTACGATCCATCTTGGATCTGGTTGCGGCGGAACACTATTAGGTATTGTAGCATTTAAGTCACTGCCAAAATCACCTGATGATGTGTGACCTTTAATACACACATACGATCTACCGTTTATCCTTGCAATATCGTCTCGTTTATAATCTGAACTTGGAGCCCAATCTCCCTTCCAGTTATACTTAAATCTATCAATTTTAAATTCTGCCATTGGTCAAACCTTTAATAATCTGTTGTACTGTTTGAAGTAATTACTTCGCTATCTTTGCCTTCGCCATAACCAGGCGAACTTATATTTTGTGGGAAATCATACCCTTCGGAAATACGTTGAACAAGAAATCCTGTATCTTGTTCTATGTAATATATTAAGCTTCTACCGTCCCATTTAAGTTGTGGATAACGTAAGTTTGGATATACAACTGCACCATCTGTACCTACACCGTCTAAGAAATCAATACCTTCTTCAAAGTCTGGAAAGTTTTCTTCTTCAATACCTAAATCGTTAATAACAACAACATTTTCGTCGCCGCCTTGTAATTGGTCAACTCTAACTAAAAACAATTCGCCATCATCATTTCTACGTAAACCGTAAAAATATCTTTTGATAAATCCGTTTGCTACTTGTTCTGGTGTATTCCCTATAAAATGACTCATTATACAATCTCCGCAAAGCTGACGATAACGTCTACGCTATCGCTTACACTTGATTTTACTTGTAATTTATTACTAGGTGCAAGTATCAATTTTTCACCTGTTGCTACTACACGTAGACTTGTGTTTGCAGGCAATAATGTTTCTTTCAAATAGTATCCAGTTACACTACTGTCATCTTGCACTAGTACATCTACATAAACAAAACTTGTTGTTAAGTTTGTAATACTCATGCCAATTACCGTTGCTCGCTGTGTAACATCTGTTTCAAATATATCTACAGGTAAAACACCTATGTTTTTTATTACTTTGTTTTTTAAAATTGCTGCCATGTTATTATCCGAATATTAATACCTTTTCAATTGCAAGATCCTCTGCGTCTGCTGGAGTTAGACCCCCTTGCGAACCTGCGACACTTACCCAGTTAACACCATCAAATACTTCAACCCTTTGGTCTTCAGTGTTAAAACGAGTCATGCCTATTTCTCTATAACCAACGCCGGGTCTCTGAGGACTTGTACCTACCGGTAAAACTAATCCAAATGTTCCGTCAAATTTGACATAACCATTATTAGTATTTTGGAATAATGTAATACTATCAGAAACTGTGTTTGTAATAGTATTATTTTTTATTCCAAAATTTTCAAATCTTACCGAACCAGTACCTTGGGCTGTTAATAATAAATCTGTATCTGCACTACTACTTATCTCATTGTTGTCTATGGTAATATTATCTACGGTTAATTTATTAACATTTAATCTATCTGAATCTAAGTCAGCAACTAAAACATTTTGACTGTAAAAACGTATTACTCCGTCATTATCACCTTCGTTTAGTTCTGCAGTAATTTTAGTATCACCGTCTAAATCTTCAACGCCTTGTAGTATTACCCAATTAGATCCATTGTATCCTTCATATCTCTGTAAAGAAGTATTGTATCTAATTTGTCCAGCTGCTAGTACTGCTGGTCTAGTACCTGTAGAACCTACTGGTATATTCAACGCACCAGTGGAATCAATTATTACATGTTCAGAACCAGGATCTAATATAATGTCATTAGTTGATGTTATTGTACTATCAAATATTTCAAAATTATCTATTACTACATTACCAGTGCCACTTGTTTTTAGTTCTAAATTACTGTTTGAATTTGTTGTAGTAATATAATTACTATCAATTAAAATATCACCTGTAGTAAATCTATTTGCAGTAATAGTCCCAGATGCATCAATATCTTCTACAAATAATGTGCTAACAATATTTAGATCGTTATTAATAACAACATTATTATTTGGTATTTCAATGACGCCTGTACCATTTGCACGTAAGTCTAAATTACTATTTGAAAGAGTAGTTTCTAAAACATTCCCTGCAATACGTATATTTTCAAATTGCATTGCACTAGTAATATTAACACCGCCGGAAACTGTAAGATTGCCTGTTAAATTATAATCGCCAGTCTGTGAAGTATTACCTACGTGTGTAGTTGTTCCTGTAATAGTTGTGTCTTGTAAATTAGTATCACCGTTTACAGTTAAGTTTTGTTCTAGTATAACATTATTACTAGGTACTACAACTTCACCAGTGCCATTAGCACGTAATTCTAAATCACTGTCTGTTTGAGTAGTAGTGATAAAGTTATCGTCAATTAATACATCGCCAGTAGTAAATTGATCAGATGTAACAACACCACTATTTACAATAGTTGTTGTTGTAAGTTGACCTGTAATTTGTGTGTTATTATTAACTACAAGATTATTACTAGGAATAAGAATGTCGCCAGTGCCATTAGCACGTAATTCTAAATCAGCATTTGATGTAGTTGTAGTAATAAAGTTGTCGTCGATTAATATTTCTTCAAACTGCGCTGTGCCTGTAACATCTAAATTATTACCTACATTAACATTATTGTTAACAGTATATTCACCTGCTTGTGTAATGTCACCTGTAATTGCAACGTTACCAGTTAATGTTGTGTCGCCAAGTGTAGCATCGCCACTAACAAATAAGTTATTAGTAATTCTAACATCGTTATTAGGAATTAGTATATTACCAGTGCCGCTTGCACGTAGTTCTAAATCTGAATTACTTTCAGTTGTAGTAATAAAATTATCTTCAATTAATATATTACCGTTAGTAAATTCTCCTAGTAATGTTAAATTACCAGTTTGTGTTGTATTACCAATTTGAATAACACTTCCGTTAATTGTAACATCATCTAAATCAGTACTACCGTTTACAGTTAAACTTTGTGATATTGTTGTGTCATTATTAATAATAACACTACCTGTACCGCTTGTGCCTAATTCTAAATCACTATTAGAAAGTGTTGTTGTTATTGTATTACCGAGGATTTGTATATCATCTGATTGGAATACTGTAGCATTTATTGTTTGTGATGCAGTAATGTTGTCAGCTGTAATATCACCGGTTACGTCTAAATTATTTGTAATTTCTACATCGTTGTTAGGTATTAAAACTTTTCCTGTGCCTGCTGCACGTAATTCTAAATCAGTGTTTGACGTAGTTGTAGTAATAAAGTTATCGTCAATTAATATTTCTTCAAACTGTGCAGATCCTGTAACATCTACATCTTGTGTAACTGTTAAGTTGCCAGTAATACCTAAGTTACCAGTTTGTGTTGTATCGCCAACATGAGTAACTGTACCTGAAATAGTAGTACCTTGTAAGTTAGTTGAGCCGCTTACAGTTAAGTCATTATCAATTTGTACATTATTATTAGGAATTAATATTTTGCCAGTGCCATTAGCACGTAACTCTAAATCAGCATTTGACGTAGTTGTAGTAATGAAGTTATCTTGTATCTCAATGTCGTCAATATTAGCTTGATCTACATATAAATTTCTCCAGCGTAAAGACGCAGTTCCTAATTTATACTGACTAGTTTCACTAGGAATCATGTCACTGTCAATGCCTGCAACAAATTGGATAGTATCGCTTGCTTCGTCACCGATTGTAATATTACCGCCTATTGTAACATTACCTGTGACATCTAAATTACCTGTTACATTTACATTATCTTGTAGATTTATTGTTCCGCTGTTTGCGTCAATATTTACATCACCGGCTAGTGTTTCTATAGTATTTCCACTAAGTCGATAATTGCCTATTTCAATTTTTTCACCATTTACAAAACTTGTATTTCCGTTTGTATTAAACGTTACACCGTCAGTAATATCAATGTTTAGACTGTTAAGTGCAAAGTTAACTGTACCGCTTTGTTGGTCTACAAAGAATAAATCGCCTACTCTAAAGTCGCCGTCGTGGTCAACAGAGTTATATCTAATTTTAGAATCATTTAATTCTATTATTTCATTTGCTTGTATAACTGTGCCTGGATCATTAGTAACTTCTTTACCGTTACCAATGTATGCAAGATTGTGTCCAATAGCATAAACTAATACGCCTGGTCCGTCTCCTACTAATCCTTGATTACCGTAAACACTAGCTGAACCAATCATTCTAATTTCAGCACCAAAGTCTCTTACATCAAGATTTTCAATTGTTGTAGCAGTGCCGCTGCCGCTAAATGCAATAGTTGCTGGTGTAGTATCAAATCCAATTAGTCCAGTAACTTTACTATCTATAACAAGTATGTCACCACCTTCGACACTTTCAATTGTTAAAGGACCAACAACAGTTGAACTATCAGTTGATGTGAATGTTACAGTTTGTGCTGCTGCTGGCGCAGTTCCAGATAAGCCACTTAATCTAATACGTGTTTTACCGTCGTTGTATTTTCCTGCTGTGCCGTCTAAGGCGTATACACCTTTATCAGCAAAGTATGAAAAAGAATTTAACCATTCTACTCTAACACCATTTGTTGCTACAAGTGCGTTAACATTCGGTGTAATAAACGTTACTGCGTGGAATAGACATGCTGCTTCTTTTGAGCTTGCGTTAACAACACTACCATCTAAGTATGCACCTGCACCTGCATCGCCTTGATTAAAGCCTCTAGGATCTTCAGCTGTTAATACACTACCTTTTGTAATAACCGTTACGTTTCTTATGTATGGACTTCTGCTTGAAACAAGCATATTGTTTGCATATTTAAATGCATAGCCTGGGCTATAAAAATCTTTTATTGTTACAT